TTTACTTTTCAATTGCGTGATGGCGTATTAGAATCAATATCTACAATACAATTACGCGAGGCATACAATCTATTACAAACTAATACACCATATAAAACAGAGCCAGACGTGTATATTGACTTTGGAGGCAATCAAGCGTATAAAAAGGTAGGTACAGCAATGAATAATATTCAAAGACACCCCGAACAACACGTACAAAATTATATTGATACTCTTAAACAAGGACTTAATAAAGACAGTTTAAAACAACTGATTCAATTTGTATTGCGAAAACCATTGAAAGTAATTGACGACGAGAATGAGGTACGCCGACGGGTACAAAAACAATTGGATGAGGAGATATCAAAGTTTCATAATGAAATATCAATGATGCGTGAGGAAAATTACAGAGCAAAACTCTTTATGGGGAGAGATGAGATAAAAGAGATTGAAAGACTGCGAGTAGAGAATAAAGCATTACAATCCACTAATTGGGAATTACGTGAATCACAATCTGCAGTCAGTATTAATTTGACTGACTTAGAATCAATGAGAATGAAAAGTATAGCACAACAGAAAGAGGCAATTGATTACTATGAAAAAGCAACAAAACAACACAAAGCGGATATGAAAAAAATGAATGAGGACTGTGATAAAAAAATGAAAAAAATGGATGAGGACTGTGATAAAAAAATGAAAAAAATGGAGGAGGACTGTGATAAAAAAATGAAAAAAATGAAAGACGATTGCGATAAAAAAATGGAGAAAGTGAAAGAGCAAATATCTGAATTGACCGCTAAATATGAAAAGATAGACAAGAAACAAAAGAAAGAAATCAAAAAGTATCAGAAACAAATCAAATCAATGCAGAGTGATTCAAGTGATTCTGACAGTGATTAAAACACCATAATACAAAATCAGAATATTCAGTATATTATCAATTTGTAATGTTATTAATGCATAAATCAGAAAAAATAAACACCAGAAAAGTACCCATTTTTTAGAGATTTTTACTGATTGAATCCAGAGCATATTCTGGACTCCGAAATTATTTTTACAAATTATTTTTATAATTATTTTATATTTTTATTTTTATATTTTATTTTTTTTATTTTTTTATTTTACAGTCTGGATTTCAATACTATTTTTTTCTCTAAAAATCTGCAAAAAATGGGTACTTTTCTGGCGTTTATTTTTACCGATTTATGCATTAATTGTATTACAAATTGATAATGTGGAGTGTATTCTGGATTTGTATTATGGCGTTTCAATCAAATGACAGAATAAAATTACCTCTATATATCCGTGTAGGTAATACGGGGATTTCTACTATCGCTATAGGTGTAGAGACTTTCTCTTTCTCTTTCTTTGGCTTAGGTACTTTTTCTTTCTTAGGCTTAGGCTTTTTTTCTTTCTTAGGCTTAGGTACTTTTTCTGATTTACGCTTTAGATAATGCATACGATTATATACTCGCATATACTCCAGATATTTATCTCTATTTTCTCTGTAATAATTCAATTGATAGGCAATCATTGTATCTTTGTTAATATCATAATATGACATTCGCTGTATTATAATAAAATATGTTTTTAGATTCATTTACAGCGAATATTCTGATATATTATATCGCTGTAATTATGTATTGATTTATTTCGCTGTGCGTTTAATTTCCACAGTAAAAATATCTACGGTGTGTAGATGCAGAAGAACGATATCGCCTTTGGAACTAACTCTGAACTTATGAACCACGAACTCCTACAGACGTTCTTAGATACGACACTGGAACGCAAAGGAGGATACGCCGTATTTGACTTTGAAAATCCTAATAAGACTGTCTTCGTAGAATTAAAGAGCCGTCGCATCAAACATAATACATACGATACGGCAATTATTGGTCTTAATAAAATCGCTTTTAGCGACCACATTCCGGATGCAGAGTTCTGGTTTGCATTCTGTTATTTGGATGGTCTATACATCATCAAATATGACAAAGAAGTATTTGATACTTTAGAAGTACGACACGACTATGTCCGAGGTGCTCGTAATGATGCTACCAATAAACCATCATCAGTTGTATTTATTCCTATTGAACTCTTAACCAAAGTAGAACCCAAAAAAGAAGACAAAGAAGAAGTCAAAGAAGAAGTCAAAGAAGAAGTCAAAGAAGAAGTCAAAGTATAAAATATATACACTAATAGAATGACTTTCCAGTTGAAAAAAGGAGGCTATTTAGTTATGAAAAAAGGCTCTTATAAAAAACTACGTGGTGATGGGTTCTTTGGTGATATGTGGGATGCTGGGAAACAATTTGCTGGAAAGGTTGTAGAACGCGTCAAGCAAACTGGTGAAAGCATCGCAAATGTTGTTCGTGGAAAAGCACCACGGTTAGACTTTGCTCCAAAGATACGGAAACTACTTAGAGACTACGGAGACTTTCCCATTGTCCGTATGTTCGTACGAAGAGACCCTATTCAATCCGCACTTGATACTGCTCTTAATTTTATATCTATAGGGTCTTGGACTTCTCTTAAACAAAAGTACGGCTATGATACTTTCTATCATCTCCAGTTAGAAGTTATTGTACGTGTATCAGACTCGGAAGATATTAATATACCATTCATATTACAAAAAAATGAGGTGATTGATATATCCCCAGCAACACCACCAACCGATAAAACTCAAATGGTACCAGTTCGTATGTCCGAAGGTCATACGATAAACTCTATCCTCAATAATGCTAAACAAATAATGGGCGATAGGTTTTATTATTATAGTGCATTCCATAATAACTGCCAAGATTTTGTTAGTGCCCTTCTTAACGGGTCTGGTCTCTTAAGTCCAGAAATAGAAGCATTCGTTAAACAACCCGTAGAAGAATTAGTTAAAAGTATTCCTATCACCGACCGTATTGCTCGTGGTATTACAGACTTAGGTGGTATCGTAAATGTAGGTCTTGAAGGCAAAGGCGGATTGAATCCATCACCAGCATTTGCCGCACAACTTAAAGAGGCTGGTATATCTCCCTCAACATACCTTAATAAGGTTAAAGACGAAGCAAATAAAAAGGGATTGGCTGGTAATATGTTAGGGTTCAGTAGTGATGATAAACACAAACTACAGATTCCTAATGTGGATGGTAAGATAATACGGTTTGGAGCAGTAAATCACGGCGACTACAATATATACAAACTACAGAAGAATCCAGATGCCGACAAGCACCGGAAGGGATATCTCGCTCGTGCAATGAAGATAAAAGGGGACTGGGCGAAAGACCCTTATTCAAAGAACTCATTAGCCATTCGTATCCTTTGGAATGGAATGTAGATTTAATAGTAGCAACTACATCAATATAAGACATTAACTGTTTTATCTTGATATATTTAATACCCAAGAATAGCCCAACGAACATTTTTGGCTGCGGTTAGTTGTTGACCGCAAGAAACCGTAAAGCCAACATTCGGCTCAATAGCAGAAACTGAAAAGTTCTTACCAGTAGAATCAGCAGTAGCACCAGTAGCCATAACTACAATAACAGAGTCTGCAGTGACCCGAGCATCAACAACGCTGACGTTTGATGCACCAGCAGCAATCGGCATATTTACAATACCAGTACGAAGAACTCTAACGGGGGCTGCTTCCGTAGAAAGAGCGGGAGTACCTTCAAAAAACTGAGCCATTTATACTTTTACTTTAGATTATTATTTCAAAGATATTACATCAACCGGGAAGCCAATGATTTCTTACCACCCGTACCACCTCCCGTTCCATATCCAACGGCTTGAGCCCCAGATTTAATCTTACCCAACATTCCAGACTCGGGAAGCATACCAGTAACCGCAGATACCAACGGTTTAGTAGCGGAATAGATATCACGAGCCTTAGACAAGATGTTGCCAAGAGCACCAAATGAGAAGCCACCAACCATTCGGTTAAGTTCGCAACGAACAGCCATAGGAGCAAGAGGAGCGGAAAGAATGTCTTGTTCGGACAAAACACCCTTGATAACACGGGATGAACCACGAATTGATTCAAAGAAGCCAGAGTTAGCGGTAATGACGTACAACTGCGGACTCTGTGCTACTGCTGAAGTATTCTTCACTTGTAAGTTAAACTGACGGGTAAAGTTTCCTACGAGGGACGCGGCTTGTCCCGATTGTAGCGTTAAGTCGTGGCCGGGCTTAAGAACGAGAATAGAACCTACAGTCGGAATGAGTTGTCCTTGCTGACGAGCACCGTATGAACCACCAGCAGAACGGGCTTGACCCAGAAAAGTATCGTAATCCATTTCCAAACCGTTGTGCTGGGACATCAAGAACAACTGCTCCGTTGTAGTGCTTGACAAAAGACCACTAAAGTTATCAAAATTAACTGACAGAGGATTACGAATACCATCCAAAGAAGAAGCCAAAGGAAAGTAATAATCGGCTTCAGTGGATGCGAGAGCAACAGAAGGCTTAGCATAAATGATTAACAAATCTGGGATGCAAGGGAGGGTAATGGTTTGAGAAACTATTTGTCCGACTGCTCCGGGCTGAATAGGGTTCCCTACGTAAGAGGAAATATATCTGGGAAATTCCATATAAGGAACACAACTTTTTGGTGGAAGAGGCACGTCAAGGGACGGAGTCAAAAAGGTCACGTTGATAACGGACTCGCTAAATTTATTTGTAACATTGGCATTGTACGCGATATTAGCCAGAGGAATGGAACGACCAGCACGGTCGCAATTACGGAGAATACGTTGAGGGTTGGGAACCATATTCATAATTAATTGTATATTGTTAAGTCCAAACAAAGCCGTGTCCCATTCATACT